TCTTGCCGTTCTTGCCGTTCTTCCCGTTCTCGCCGTTCTCCTGCTCGACGAGGTCGTAGACGGAGGGCGACCCCATGTCCTCGTAGGCCTCCAGGGCCTTCGCGCAGCCGACGACGATGGCGCGCAGGCGCTCTTCCTGCTCGGCCGTGACGTCGTTGCCCTTGAACTTGATCTCCTCGTACAAGGCCAAGGCCTTCCCGGCCAGCGTGTCCAGGGCGTTCGTGGTGCCCTCGTCCACGTACTGGAAGACGTCGGCCAGCTTGTCGAGCAGGATGGCCGAGTTGACGGCCGCCTCCTCGTAGTGGCTCACGTCGGGCATCTTGCCCTTGCTCTCCATCGCGAGTTCCTCGCGGAGGTTCGCGATCATGTCGAGGCCCGCGTTCTGCGCCCCCTTCGCTCCCTTCACGATGCGGACCTTGCCGCCGCGCCGCGCCATCTTCGCCTTCGCCCAGCTTCCGAACCGCTGGAGGAGTTGCTGCGCCGTCTTCTTGATCTGGCGCTTGTGGGTTCTGCGAAACGCCTTCGCTTCCTTCCGCTTCGCAGACCGCTGACGCAGGTACTCCCTCTTCTGCCTGAGCTTCTCGGCCGCCGTCTTGATGATCTTGCGGACGAGCTTGAAGACCTCGGTGAGTTCCTCCTCGTTCACGATCACCTGGCCAGGCTGGAGCTTCGGAGCGGATTCCTTGAGCGACCGTCCGACCTCCTGAATGGAGCGTGGGACGTCCTCGGACCCCTCGGGGAGCCCGCTCAGGTCGCGCGGCACCGAACCGTGCTCGAGCATTTCGCAGTGCCGCTCCATCTGCCCCATGGTCCGCTCGGGGTTGAGGCCGACTTCTCGCATCTCCTCCTCGAGCGACCGCACACCACGAGGATCTTGCTGGTGGTAGAACATCCCGTCTCCCTCCTACCTATGCCGCCTTCGGCTCCTCGAACCTCCGGGCGAGACGGGCCACGAATGCGGCCGCCAGCCCCAGGTCTTCCACCTTGGCCGCCACGAGGTCGTGGACCCTGGCCAAGCTCGTGAGCGTTCCGTCCTCGCACACCGCCAGTGCGTCCTCGACGGAGCCGAGGGCCTCGCCGAGGTCGCGCGAGTAGTCACGGACGAACGTGACGAACTCGCCGACGGCCATGTCGGGACTCTCCTGGTGGGCACCCTTGAAGGTGTACGACTCGTTCACGGCGAGCGCGAGCGCGATGCCGCTCTGCATGTCGCGCAGGTTCTCGCGAAGTCGCTGGAGCGATCCGGCCACCACGGACCGGAACTTGTCGCGATCCTCCACCGGGGTCTGGTCGATGGACTCGAACCTCGGCCGCTGGAGGTCACGCTTGATCTCGGCACCGACGAAGGTTCGGATCGCCTTCTCGTTGTCGTGCAAGGCCACGAGCCACGAGGGCGTCTCGCAGGAACAGGCCGTGGACTCCTCGACGGCCTCGGCCGTCAGTCGGACCCCGCTGCCGACGAGTCGGTAGAGGGACTCGATCTCTGCGGCCGCCTTGGCGTCACCCGACAGGATCGCATCCACGGCACGAGCAGAACTCTCCCTGGCCTCTCGGCAGAGCTCTCGCGCCTCCTTCACGGGCACGTCGATCCGCTGGACCTCGCCGATCTCGACCTCGCCGGATTCCGTCACGGACCACGCCGCACGGAAGAAGTCGCCATCCTCGTTCACGACGACGACGTGCCCCGGGAACGTCCCGATGGCCCTCACATCAACACCGTCGCGGCCGCCGAACAGATCCCGGTGTGCCGAGACGGCGTCGTCCACGCGGCCCAGCACCATCTCGTAGCTCCCCTCGAGCAGGCGAGACAGGAGGTCGCCGTTGACGAGCTTCTGTACGGTCATGCTGCCTCTCGTACTTGCAGGTTGGCCATCTATTTACGGCCAACCTACGGCTATCACGATAGCATTGTCAAGCCATCGGTGGGTCAGAGAGGTGTCACCCCTGCCGACCTCATCCCCTGTTTCACGTCCCGCAGCAACCCTTCCAGCGACCGGAGTTGCCTGCGAACACCCTCATTTTCTTTCAACACCTTCTCCAACTTAGAGTCAAGCCTGGAGTCGGCCTTCGGGTTGCCGTCGAACTCGCGCCGCCAGTCCTCCCTGGACACGGCGCGGATGAGCTTCGACAACCGTTGCTCCAGCACGCCCGCGTCATCCGACGCAATCGGATTGCGCGACTCGGGGTACCCCCCCTCCTCGCCGCCACCCTGTTCTTGCCCAACCTGGGAGGCCTGGAACTCGACCTCGGCCGTGCGAACCTTCTCCTCCTCGCGCTCCTTCATGATCTGGGTGGCCTCGGCCTCCGAGAACTTGTAGAGGTGCGTCAAGAGCCATCGCGACGACACCTGTTCGCCCATCCGGCCGGCGAGGTCTGCCGTCGCCGACATGACCTCGATGCGGGCGAGGGCGAGGATCTGCGAAGGCACGTTCATGCGGCAGTCGAAGTCCATCTCGTCTGGGTTCTCGACCCCCCTGGCAACGAGGTGGACGCGCAACGCCTTCCGGAAGCCAGCACGGAGCACGCGCTGGATTCTCATGACGGTCCGTGCGAACCGGATGTCCTCGCTGGACAGAGCGTTCCGCGTGGCCTCGCCGCCGTACCCCATGTACGTCTTGGGGATCTTGAGCGACGACACCAGCTTGTCGCGGTGATACTCCAGCGACTCCGTCTCGGTGTAGTCCGGCCCCTGGAGCACGTCGATCTCGGTTGTTCTCTTGCCGCCACGGACCGGGACGTAGAAGTCCTCGTCGAACGACAGCGGGTTGAACCGCATGTCCATCTGGCCGGTCGTCGGGTTCACGAACTTCTTCCGGGTGAAGGCGTTCTTGACCCGGTTGACGTAAGCCAGTCCGCGCTCGGCATCGAGTTCGCCGACGTCGATGTAGAAGGCGTAGCGGCTCGGAGCCCGCTCGAGCTTGTAGATGAGCAGGGCGTCCTCGAGCAGGGACAGCCGCTTCCAGATCCACCGGGCCGGATCGATGACGCCATGGCCGTAGATGGACCGAAGGTGCTTCCCCCTGAGACGCCAGTGAACGATCTCCCAGTCCTCAAAGACGGTCAGCACCCCTGGCGGATTGACGGCCGCCTGCCGCGACGACCTCTGCTGGGCCAACCTGTAGAAGTCCTCCAGCGAGATGTTGAACCGCCCCTGGATGTCTTGGATGAAGCCGAGGAGGAGTCCACGGGGATCCTCGACGCGCCGCACCGTAGGTGGCGGCAGGAAGTTGATGCCGACGAGGCCGTCCTCCGACACGAGAAGCTCGCCGAACACCGATCCGTACTTGCACAGGGTCCGCGACACGCCCCAGATGTCTTCCTCGATGAGGGCTCGCTTGTGGAGCACCTCGTTGAGCTCGTCGGCCAGCTTCTTCTCTGGCGACTGGACCCAGATGGCCTGCTCGCGGTCGAGGTCGGGGGTCGTGGAGTCGTCCGCGTAGATGTCGAGCGCCACGGAAATCTCCGGGTACTCGTCCATCTCCTCGTAGTCCGTGTAGCGGACCTGGAGGTCCTGGTCGATGTAGAGGTGGGCAGCGAGGAAGTCGTAGCCGAACTGGGAGACGAGGTTGTAGGGCAGGCCCGCCCGCTCCACGGCCGGGGTTCCTCCCCGGCTCATGTCGATCACTTGATTCTGCGGCGACCTTGCGAAGAACCGTCGGATGCCGTTCGCGACACCCTTGGAGAACCCCTCCAGAAGCCTGCGTCTTTCTGCCACTAGCCCCTCACGAACGGCAGCGGTGGAGCACCCTTGCCGCTTCTAGGAGTACGCCCCTGTGGCGTGGCGTTGGAGGGTGCGACCTCGACCATCACGCGCCCTCCCGTGACCCACGAATGGTCTTCCTGGGCCTGCACTCCTCGGTCCTCCTTCACTGGCGGGATCGGTCTGCCCGGCGTCCGCTGTGTGAGAGAGTACACCACGCCAGCGAGAGAGTCAGCAACGTCCTTCGTTCCCTTGGGAGGATGATCGATCTTGAAGCCGCTCGCCTTGGGCTTCGGCACGCGCTGGAGATGCTGGAGTTCGTCCACGAGCAGGACGTTCCGGTGCAGCCGAAGCCGCCCCTCGTACAGGGCCGTCTTCAGGAGGTCGTAGGGGTCCTGCGTCTTGTCCACGGAGACGACTTCCGCCTCCATCCCGCGCCCACGCAACTGCTGGAGCGCGTCGGCCGATTGCCAGCGGTCCATGGACGCGAAGGCGATGTTGAAGCCGTGCTCCATGTACTGGTAGATGATGGCGCGAAGGTCACCGAGAACGATCTCGTCACCAGGGGGTGGGACAACGCGCAGCACGAGGTCCGTCTCGATGACCGGCGCGATCTCGTTGTACTCGTCGCCCTTGGAATCGCGCCGCACCACCTCGGTCCATCCCGCGACGTGGGCGATCACGATGCCCGAGGCGTCCCCGGAGAGGGACTGGTCGATGTGGACGTAGCGCACGGCCCCGGGATGCCTCGACGGCCTCCAGGCCACTTCCTTGTACCCACCTGGCAACGTCCGCTCAAACGGCACCGCCACGCGCTCCCAAGCGATCTCCAGTGGCGACCCGGCCACCCAGTCGTCGGAACCCAACGGAGTTGGGAGGGTGCCATCGATGGCATCGTGGATCTTCTCGGTGCGAGCGATGAAGGGCGAGATGGCCTCGGTTGCCACGCCAGCGAGGTCGCGCAGAGCTCCATCGAGGTCGTGCTCAAAGTCCCGCCTGTAATCCTCTGGAACCTCAACGATCTGGAGCCCGACGTCGCGGTACCGGGCCTCCTCCTCCGGGTCACCCGACAGGATGCGGGACTGGTAGCGGTCGTTCCCGGCCACGACCTTGAAGGTCGTCTTCGCGAACTGGTCCGAAGGCTTGACGTCCCAGATCGCGTACTCCCGGATGAACACCGAGGGGTCCTGCTCGTCTCGGGCCAAGACGATGCGCCGCTCGATGAAGGCGGCCGGGCGCTCCTTCGATGAGGCCACGATGAGGAGCCCAGGAAGGCGGCCGACGCGCTGGAACCGGGACTTCATGCGCCGCAGGATGGACTTGTAGATGGCCTCGGCTTGGTCCACCGTGACGATCCGGCCCTGGCGGTCAACCTGCTTCGTGTCCCCCATGAACGAGGCCTCGTCGATGAACCCTGCGAAGGCGTTCAGGCCGATGATGGCGCTCGAGCCGGTCGAACCGGCGATGACCTGTACCTGCTTGGGGAACCGAATCTCCATCATGGAGGGGGCGGCCTTGAAGCCGACTTCCTTGAAGAACGGGGAGTGCCCGACCTTCCCGATGAACTCGTTGATGACGACGCGCCGCGCCACCTTCTCGGTCACGGAGAGCATGGCGATGTAGATGTTCGACCCGGGGTCGATGCCGTAGGCGCGCTGGGGAGAGCGCAGGCAGAGCATCTGGTACAGCACGTAGGACAGGGCCGTCGTGCTGTAGAAGCTCTTGCCGTAGCCGAGGGAGCCGCCGAGGATGGCCTCGTTGTAGCCGCCCTCGAACATCTCGGCCATGTCGTCCTGGAGGGCGGGCCAGAGCGACCGGCCGACCTCGCCGAGGAAGTAGGCGTCCGTCAGGAAGGTGCGGATGTCCACCGGGATCGTCTCGTACTCCGCATCGACGATGCCCGCGAACCCTTGGTTGTCCCCCTTCAGGAGGTTACCGTAGATCTCCAAGAGGGCCGCTCGCTCCTTCTCGGGCAAGCGGTTGATGTCCTCCAGTAGAAGCTCGTCCTCTTCGGATGGTGTTCGGACCGACTTGGGGCGCCCCCCGTCAGAGATGATCGGCACCCGTCACTCCCCCGAGGCTGACGCCATGGTGTCCGGGCCGCTGTGCTCCTCCACACGGAGACGTGTCAGGCGCTCGACGATGGACACGATGCGCCGACGCGACTCGGGCCGGGACAACACCGCCACCGTCTCGCGGGAGTACCCCTGCACATCGAGAGACGCGCCGCCAGCTTGGGAATGACCGCCTTGGAGCTCGCTCCGAATCTTGGCGAGGTCCACCAGCATCTTCCGGCCCTTGTCCATCTCGTCGGACACGGGCTCGAGCGGGATGCCAGAGTCCTGCTCGAGCTTCATGAGCCAGCCGATACGGTCGCGCTGTGAGAGGTACATGCTCTGGAGTTCGATGAGTTCGTCGAGCCCGCGCGTCATGCGGCGGTACATGGTCTTGGCGAGCGAAGCTGGCAACCGAGGCTTCTCACCCGCGTCGTAGTCCGGGGCCTCCTCGGCGGGGAACTCCTCGACAACGACCGGATGCACCTCGGGGAGATGCTCCCGGCGCGCCATCAAGACGTTCACGAGGGTCTTCCGGTTGATCTCCTTCAGGAGTTGCTCGGACTCTTGGATGAAGGCACCCACGTCTCCCGGGGACACCCCATCTCGGAGCATGGCATCGACGTCCTCGATGCAGGCCAGGTCCTCGACCCGTTCGGCCACGGTCGGCTTGTGTGTGATTCGGGTAGACATCTCCCCACGATCATGCGCGGATTCGCGCCACCATTCAAGTCGCGGAGAGGTCAGACCGGCTGGCAGTCCGGGTCCTTCGCCCACGGGAGGTCCTTCACCAAGTCCTCCCCGGACGCCTCCAGCACCATCGGGTCGTCGATGCGGCCGCTCTCGTTGACCTCGATCTTCGACCCGTCGTGCTCGGCCTGGAGACGCTTGGCCTCGTCCAGCGATGTCGCGTACACCGGAAGCGTCCCGGGGCGCACGACCTTGAAGCCGTAGCTCTCCGTCTCCTGCTCCTTCTTCTCCATCTCCTTCTCCTTCTCCTTCTCCTCGTCGCCGTTGTCCTGCTCGAACAGGGCCATGCCCCGCCGATAGTCGCGCCGCTTGGCCCACTCGAGGAGCTCGGTGTCGCCCATGCGGACCGGGTTCTCGTAGGATTCCTTGCGGCCCTTCCCAGGGCGCACGATGCCGCCCTCGCCCTTCTTCGCGGCACGGACGTTCATGCGCTTGACGACGCCGCCGACCATGCCGTAGACCAGGCCCATCGCATCACGATAGTCGAGGATCGATGGGATGAGGGCCGCGATGTCGTTGCGGACCGTCTCGGCCTTGGGGGCCTTGTACGCCGCAACCTTGCGGAGTTCCTTGAGCACGAAGGCTCCCGCCTCGGCCGCCTTGTTGACGACCGGGACGAGCCCCTTCAGAAGGCGCTGGGTGTCGAGCACGATCTCGTCCACATCCATCGCCTCCACGTCCTTCGGGGCCGACCGACCGCCGCCGGGCGACTTGGGCTTCACCATCGGGAGCTTCAGGTCCTTGGCGAGGGCCTGGATGCGTTCCTTCACCTCGACGAACTGGGCGTAGGACGCGCCCATCTGGCGCTCGTGGGAGCGCAAGGCGTTGCTGACCGCCGTGATGTCGTAACCCGACTTCTCGGCCGCCTGGAAGATCGCGTTTGCCGAGTCCATCGGCTTGTCCATGGACCGCACGGCACCCTCGAGCGCCGGAATCGTCAGCCGAACCCAGTCCAGAAGAGCGTCCACGTCCTCGGCCCGCTCCCCGTTCCCCTGCTCCGCGAGGATGCGACGAAGCTCCTCTGCGAGCCTGCTGTTCTCCTGTGCCTCCATGGCCTACCTCCGTGGCCCGACCCTATCACGTCGCGGCAACACCTTCCAGTTTTGCGGCACAGGCGTTGAGCTCGGCCCGGAGTTGATCCACCGGGATGCCCTTGATGGACGACACCGACAGACCCTTCGGGACGCCGTTGGGGTAGGTCTTCTTCGTGCCACCCTTGCCGTCATCGA